ACAGCCCCCACCCGTACGCCTGCGCCCCCTCGCCCGTGCCAATCGCGTGCAGCGAGAACTCGTCGAAGCGGTGCGGCGTCCCGTGGTACGCCGGGTGGAACAGCGTCGTCAGCCCACGGTCAATCGCCTCGCCCGCGCGCCGGAACGACACCGGGAAGCGGCGCCACAGATCCTCGACCGTCGTCCCCACACGCGCGGCCAGCGTCTCGTACGCCCCCACCAGCATGTCGGCCATCAGCGGCGCGTCGGACTCCGACCGCCCGGCCGTCACCAGCTGCTCGCGCACGCCCTCGCGCAGCCGCTCCGACGCCGCCGTCGGCGTTGACCGCTCCGGCAGATCCGCCAGCGTCGTGTCGATCTCCGCGCGACGCTGCCGCAGCGCGTCTAGCCTCGCCGTCGCGGAAGCCTCAGTCTCCGCGCCGGCCTGTACGGCGGCACCCTCTGCGGCATCCCCATCCAGCACCGCCCCTGGAAGTCCGCCCCCGGCTCCGTCATCCGCACCGTCGCCCCCACGTTCCACGGACCCGGCCAGCGCCTCGGCATTCTGCTCACCCTCGCCCTCCATCGCCGCGATCTCGGCGTCCACGCGCTCCGCTTCCTCGCGCAGCCGACGCTCCTCCTGGAACATCGTCACGCCGCGCTCAAGCTCCGCGCGCATCGACTGTGCAAGCTCGCCGCCGCCCTCATCGGCCAGCACCTCTAGTTCGGCCAAGGTGTTGCCACGCGGCCTGTAGCGGGCAAGGCGCAGCATCTCCTCGAACTGCGGCGTATCAGCCAGCGCCTCCACCCACGAAGACAGCGGGAACTCCAGAAAACCCGTCCGCCCCGCATCGCGGTAGCGCATCTGCCCCAGGGTCTCGGACCCGAGGATCGCCGTGGCCGCCTCCTGCGGGTTCTCGCCGCGCTCACGGTGGTAGGCGTCCCACACGTTCCGGTCAACGTACGCCGCCCGCACCTCCGGGTCCTGGTCCGCCACCTCGCGGTCCATGAGGTCACGCAAAGCTTCGGGGACCCGCTTGCCTGTCTTGCTGTTGCGCCACGCCTCCACGGCATTGCGAACCGAGGCCGCATCCTGGATCGACTGCACCGCCTGGCCAGACTTGCGGATCGACGCGCCAATCGCGATCTCGCCGCCCGACTGGCCCAGCGACGCCACGCCCTCGAGCATCGCGTCCTTCCAGTCCTCGGGCTTCAACTCGCCAAGCGCAAGACCCTTGCCGGCCGCCTCGCTGGCGATCTCGCCCAAGGACTGCACACCCACGTCCTTGCCTGTCGCTGCGGCCTTTGCCACGAAACCACGCCCGCGCGCCCCCGCCAGCCACTTGCCAGCCACGAACGTCGACAGGGTGTCCACCAGCGCCGTGCCGAAGCCCTTGCGCGCCGCCTCGCCCTGGATTCGCCCCATCAACTCCGGGTCGCTGTACGCCTCCAGCAGCGATTCCGGGTTCGTCGGATCGTATCCAGCCTCGCCGATGGCTTGGTTCACCCATGCGCCGAACTCGGTCGCCATGCTGCCGGTGAACGCACCCGCCGCGAAACCGCCAGCGGAGCCTATCGCGGTGGTCGCCGCAGCGAAATGTGGTCCGCCTGCGGCGCCAAAAGCGAGCCCTGCCTTCGCGCCTGCCGCCGAGCCTGCCGCGCCCAAGGCCAGCGTCGGCGCACTGAACCCCAAGTTCTCAGCCACCAGCACCGCGAGCCCGGCCGGGTCCGACAAAGCCGTCGGGATCACCCCGAGCGTGCTCGCCTGCTCGAGCCGCTGGAAATACAGCTTCGTCGCGTGACTGCGGTTCCGCTGGTCTTCCTGAACGCGCAGATTCGCCTGCGCGATGGCGCCCACGACGTCCTCTGGCTGCACCATGCCGAGGGCCACGGCCAGGTGACCGGCCGTCGACTGCAGGCCGATGAAGCCCGCCTGTGTCGCCCCGCCCACGTCGCCGAACCACGACCGGCTCGACCCAAGCCCCAGAAGAGCGCTGGAGACGCCCAGGACGCCATCTACGTCGTCCCGCGCCACCGCAGCGTTAGACGGGTCGGCCATCCACGCTTGCGCCGCACGCGAGCCCCTGACGAGCTTGTCGAACGGGTCGTCCTCGAGCAGCGCCTTGCGGTGCGTGTCCGCGCTCTCGAACACCGAATGCACGGCGTCCGGGCTAATCCCGCGCTGCTGACCGATCCGCACCTCGCGGGCACGCTGGTCCGGGTCGTGCTGCTGCGCGAGCGTGAGCGACCGCTTCATCGCCGCCTGCAGGCCGCGCATGGGAGCCCCGGTGTCGTCCGGGGGCGTCGCGTCGATGGATGGGACGTCGACCATCAGTCGGGATCTTCCTCGCCAAACAGACCACTCAGCGGACCCTGGGCAGCGGCATCCCTGAGCGCGCCAAGATCACCGCCAAGGGTGTCGACGAACCCGCGGCCGACATCGGCCACGTCGCTCATCCAGCCACCCGCAGCCTGGGTGGGCGTTGGGGTGGGAGCCGCCGCTTGGCGCACGATGGCCGTGATCGCGCGGTCCCCGTCTGGCGTGTCGCGCTCGGGTGGGAAGAAAACGTCTCGCGTGGTCTCCATCCCCGCGCCGGGCGCCTTGCTGCCCAGCCAGCCGATGATTGCGTGCCGCCGCGCGTTCTCTGGCACCGGACGGTTCCAGCCGTACACCTGGATCAACTCGCGCTCGATCCGCTCCATGGCGTCTGGGTGCGACTGCCACAGGGACCACTGGTAGTCCTCGTCGATGTCATCTTGCTGGAGCAGCAGCGGCGCCTTGTTGCCGGGCAGTCCGACCGGCACGCCCGTCAACTGCCCTTCGATCTCGGTGTTGATGATCGGGTACAGCACCTCGGACCACAACTCGCCAGCGCCGGGCTTGCGGCCGTTCGCGCTCTCCCAAGCGTTCTGCCGCTCGACCATGAGGGCGTACATGCGGCCCGCCTCGGCAGGGTCGATCTTCGCTACGTCGTCCACGCCCGTCGCGGCCAGCAGCGCCCGCTTGCGCTGCGCCTCGTCCTGCTTGCCACCGCCCGCACGCTGATAGGCGTCGCTCCGCAGTTCGTCCTGGAACGTGACCAACTCGTCGAAACGCTTGGTGTCCCACGAACCGTCCTCGCGCATCGTCGCGAGGTCGTGGAAGTGCAGCCGCAAATCCTTCTGCGCGAACGCCGCCTGCTCGGCCACGTCCGGGCTCTCGCCCTGCATCCGCAGCGTGTAGTACAGCGCGTTCGCGCCGTCCTGCTGCTCGGCCGTGACCTGCGTGCGCGTTTGCGCCCGAACAAGCCCGGACAGCGCGTTCAGGCTCTCGGCGGTCAGGTTCTGCAGGTCGCCCGCGCGGCGCGTCAGTACCGACACGCCGTCCACCTCGCCGGACGCGATCTGACCGTGGATCTCGCCGAACAGCGCCTGCTCCTCGGCCTGCAGCGCACGGTGCTGGTTCTGCCCCGACCTGCGCACGGTCTCCTCGAGCGCCAGCGTCGCCGTGGGGCTCAGCCCGGCTTCCTCGGCAGCCGCCCGCGCCGCCGCCACGTCGTCGTTGATGACCGCCTCAGGCGAGCGATAGTCGTCCGCCTCCTGCGCGCCCACGCCGATCCGCAACTCGCTCGGGTCGTACACCTCGCCGAAGATCCGATCCGCCTTCGCGCCCTCGGCAGCACCACGTACGGCGTTGGCCGCCTTCACACGCGTCTCGGGCAGCAGATCCTCGCGGAACGCCTCGTAGTATTCCTCGGCAGCTTCAGCCTCGCCCTCGGCGATCAGGGTGTCGATCATGCCCCCGTGGAGCTTGCTCAGCTGCTCGCCGCGCAACACACCGCGCCGCGCCTCTGTGTCGCTCACGCCCGGCACGTCCGGCAGCACCGACGTGCCAGCCGTCATCAGCACGGCGTCCAACTCCTCGACCGCCGCGCGCCCGACCTCGAGCGGGTCCGCCATCGTCCCCACCTGATCCACCGCACTGTCACGCAGCAGCACCAGCGAGTCCGAGAACGCTACCGCCGCCTCGGCATCGTACTCGGCGCCCAGCCGCGCGTTCATGCGCTCGTCGAACGCCAGCCGCTCCTCGTCGAACAACGGCCCCGCGAGCATCTGCTGGTCTGGGGACAGGTTGTTGAGCGTTGTGGACAGGTGCGTCTCGAACGCCTCGCGCGCCGGATCCGACGCCGCCCACAGCTCGCGGCCTTTCAGGTGATCCAGTCCGGTGAGCGGCGTCGAGAAGGCGTCCAGGCGTGCCCGGCGGCCTGCGTTGCGCGCGTGCGCCACCGCCACCGTGTCAGCCTGGATCTTCGCCCGCTGCGACTCGACCTGCGCCTGCTGACGCTTCCTCGCCACCTGGCCGATGATTGCCTGCCCGGCCTGCGTCAGCCCCGCTGCGCGGTTTGCGCGCGGAACCGCCGGCTGCCGTAGCCCCGGAAGCGGCGCGGCCCGGACCTGCCGCTGCGTCAGTGCCGGAACTCTCATGGGTTCGGCCCCTGCCCGTAGGTCTTCGTGCGGCCCGTGCTGTACGCGCTCATCCCGCCCGCTGACCCGGATGCCGATGAACCGCCGCCCTGCGGGCCGCTCGGCGTGCTGCTACCGCCCGGCATCGAGAAGATCGCGCTCAGCGTGCCGCCCACCGCCGACGACCACCCAGCCTGCCACCCGGCACGCTTCGCCAGCCTGCCCTCGTACCGCACGAAGCGTGCTTGCTGGTTGTACCCCCACGCCTCGCGCACCGCGTTGTTCCGAATCGTCAGCGCGTCACGCTCGCTCATGGAGCCCGTGTCGTACGCCAGGTCGGCCGCGCTGCCAGAGTCCACCTCGAGCCCCATCGCCGCGTGACGGGCCTGCTGCGCCCCTCGCACGATGCGCCCCTGCCGCCTCGCCTCCGTGGCCTCGGACATGCCGCGCTCGCGCGCGTCCTTCGCCTGCAGACGCAGCATGCGCGCCTGCGCCTTGCTGCGATCATCGGCGTCCAGCCCTGCCTGGATCGAGGCGTATGCCTTCCCGCACATGCTACGGCTCCCGGTCCTTGATCGTGACGTGCGTGATGATCGCGTCCACCTCGGCCGGCACCGGGTCGTCCTGCACCAGCCACAGCCGCCCGTGGTTGTTCCAGTCTGTGCTCATGCGCCCACGGTACTTGCCGGTCAGGTAGGTGTTCGCAGACCCGGACAGTCCGTCAATGGTGCTCGCGCCCGAGGCCGTGTACCCGAGTTTCAGCGCCCGCGTGTTCTTGGCGGCGACATTCGCCCCCACGACGATCTTCTGCAGGTCCAGTACCGCATCCGGCGTGTTGACCTGGTCAATGTCCACGGTCTGCGCCTGGGCGCTGATTGGCAAACCCACATGGATCACGCCGTAGGGCCGCGCCAACGTGGTCAGCGCGCCGCTCGTCACCGTCTGCTGGGCCAGCACGTTGCCGTCAGCCAGGATCGCGACCGTCTCGCCCTCGATGTGGCCCAACCCGGACAGATCGTCCACCATCGCCACCCACGCCGACAGCGCCGTGGCGCGCGTCTGGGTCGGCACCGACGTGACCGCCGTAAACGTGGCGTAGTCCTCGCTCACCGTCCGCGCCGCCAGCGTGGTCACGGTCTGGACGGTCGTGCTCGCGTCCCCTGTGACCTCGACCTCGACCTCGTACATGGTCCCGTCGTCGGCCGTGGCCACCAGCCGGTAGCCGTTCCCGACGTTGCTCGAGTCGCCAGGGAACGTCGCCACGCTCGCCGTCAGCGTCAGGCCCGTCTCGCCAATGTTCCACGTGGAACCACCCGTAAGGGTCAGCGTCGTTGCGCTCGTGTTCGTCCCGTCATACGTCAGGAACGAGTCCATGAAGAGGCTGCCGACGCGCGGGTCGACGCCCGGATACCCAACCTGCCGGGCCGCCATGCGCTCGATGTAGTAGGCGTCTGCGCCGTCGACCGTACGCTTGATGAGGCAGTACGGGGCGTCACGCTGACCCTCGGGGACAACCACGATGGACAGCGCCTCGCCCGACGCTCCGGTCGTGTGCTCGTGCCACGCCCAGATGTCGTGCTCGGTCAGGTACGTCAAGCCCAGCACCGTGCCGTCGCTCCGCACCGCCCACAGGATCGGCTCGGGTGCCTCGGCGTCGTCCCAATCGACCATCGTGTAGCCGTCGAACAGGTGCGCCGCGAAGACCGTGAGATTGCGCCCCAGGAAGCCGCTCGAGCCGCCGTCGGCGAGATTGAAGCGCAGTTCCCGCACCTGGCTGCCGCGCGCCTGCGCGTAGATCACCGCGTCCGTCATCAGCGCCGGCTGCAGGTCCGTAGCGCCCTCGTACGACAGCGCCCGAGGGTTGATCGCCGTCGGCGTGATCGTCTCGTCCTGGTCGCCCACGGCCGTCCAGATCGCGCCGTTGGTGAAGACGATGAGCTGGCCGAGATCCGCAAGCCCCACGATCTCGTTCGCCTGCGTGCCGCTGATCGTCCAGATCACCCGGTCATTGTCCTGCACCGGGTCGTGCCGGGCGAAGTTGCGGAAGTCCGCCGACACGCTCATCCACACCCGCTGCGGGTAGTCGTTGCTGCCGGCGTAGACCACGCGCTGCTGGTAGTACCCGACCACACGCGGCCAGCTGCCGTACCGGAACGGGTTTCCGTACAGCTGCGGCGTGAGCGTCAAGTCGGCCTCGTAGTCGACCTCGCCGTCCACCATGGTCGTATCGTGAACGACCTTGATGAGCCCGTACGGACCCTTGTCGACGCTGCGATAGACTCGGTACTCCTGCACCTCCGACCCGTCGGCGGGGGCCTGCCACAGTAGCGTGACGTTGCCGCTGCCGGTGCCGGGCACCTTGATGGAGTCGAACTCCAGGTAGGCGGGTGCGTACTCGACTTCCACGTCCGGGAACGTCACCGCGAGCGCGGGGCTCGTCAGGATGCCCGTCGACTGGTCCAACGTGAAGTCATCGCCGGGGATGTCCACGTCGTCCGTGATCGTGAAGACGCAGTCCTGCAACGCAATCAGCGCGTTCTCGTTCGCCTGCGTCAGTGGCGTATCGGATGGCGCCCCCACGATATACACCGGGTCGCCAGTCTCAAGCCCGTGCGACGAGCCCGTCACCTTCAAAGGCAACGTCGTCGACGTCTGATTGTCCAGCGCCCGCCCGCTCACCGTGGTTTTGTTCGGCGCGGGCAAACTCTCGGTCTCGCTGTCCGCCATGACCGCCGTGACCATGTAGCGGACATTCCGGCTACCGGCGGTCGCGCCGCTAGATGGGCTCTCCAGGTCGTACGGCGCCTTCGCCTGCGGCTTGAACGCCACCGGCAGGCACGTCCACGCCGTGTTCGACGTACGCACCAGCTCGTGCGGTGGATGGTCACGGTGCGTGACCGTCACCACGTCGCCCGACTGCGCGAAGTCCAAGTCCCCAAGGTCCGCCTGCGCGTACGGCGTCGGCAACTCGAGGATCGCGCTCGGGCTCTCCAGGGTCAGCGGCCCGTACCAAAACTGCGTCAGGATGTCCGTCTCGGTGCCCGTGCTGTCGCTGTCGTGCGGGCCGTTGTCGCCGTCGCTGCTCGTGTGCGTCGCAACGCAGTAGAAGTAGTCGCCGCTGCTACCTCCTGCAGCACCGTCCACCACGATGTCGCCGGGCACGTACGCCGTCGCGTCGGCCCAATCCGACTGACTACCAGTCAGCAACCGCGCGCCGTCCTGGAAGAACCGCACGTAGCCCGTGCCGAACTCCAGCACGTACGTCTGCGCGTCGTTGAACGCGAACTTGGCCAGCCGGATGTCGTCGTGGCTGTCCTTCGCGGTCGCGACGTAGCCCCAGCCCGCGCGATTCTGCAACACGCCCGTGCGCGCGATCTGCCAGTTGCGGCAGGTACGCAGCCCCGATGCGTTCTTGTTCGTGTCGCCCCGAGCCACCAGCGCGGGGTCGATGATGCCTCCGGCGAAGGACCGTTGGATGATCCCTTGCCCGGTCGCCATCAGTCGCTGCCTCGCGCGGCGATGTACGATCCGCCATCGCGCCCCGCGGGATGCGGGTTGTCCTCGTTGCCGTCGAGAGCGCGCGCCGCGCGGACCTCCTGCTGGTACATCTGCCAGCAGTGGATGGATAGGTCGCGGCCCAGCGACAGCCCAGGCGCGAGCCGATGCCCCAGCAGCCACATCAACGATGTCACCGCCGACGGGTTGCCGTCCCACCGATCCAGGTCAGTGACCTTCTCGGTGTACTCCATGTCCGCATCCACCTCGGACACATCGGTCAGGATCACCTTGTCGCCGTCATGGACCCGCACGACGTAGCGCCACGACAGGTCCGCACCCGCGAACTCGCTCGCGTTGTACGGCTCGCCGTAGCCCCATGAGCCGCCACCGAGATCGTTGACGAACCGGCGCAACTGCAGGCAGTCCGTGGGGTACGTGTAGGCGTTCGCCCACTCGAACCGCCAAATCTCGCCAGTCCCGTCGTCGGCGAGCGCGAGCGTCGCGAACTTGCGCGCGAACCTCCACGGGTACGCCTTCAAAAACTCGTCGCGCGAGTAGGCGTACCACTGGTTGCACAGGTCCACCTTGAGGCCCGTCGCCGTGACCTCGGCAAGCGTTCCCGTGCCCACAGACGCGATCTGCTCCGTCACCCCCAGTTGGGAGAGCGCCAGGTTGCAGAGTTGGACTTCGGTGGTCATGCCTCACCCCCTCAGGCGGGGGCCGCGTCGGATGCGCGGGACTCCATCGTTGCACCGGCCTCGAGGCGCTGCAGCAGCTCGTTCGCCGCATCCTCGCCGCGCACCTTCTCGACCGTCTCGCCGACCTTGACGGTGTACCAGCCGGCACCGCCAGCGTGGATTCCGTCGGCAAGCTCGCTCGCGGGCTCGGGTGTAGCGGCTACGGGCGCAGCCGGAGCCACAGCCGCGCGCTTGGCCGCCAGCTTCGCTTGCTGGCGCGCCTGGTCCAGGTTGGCGTGCCGTCGATACGGGTCGAACCCGCCCGTCGTGCGCCCGGCACGGTGCTTGCTCACGCGGCGCCGGATCTCCTGCACCGCTTCTGGGTCGCTGCGGAGATCCACCAGCTTCTCCTGGATTTCCGGGTCCTGCGCATCGCACCACAGCGGCAGCAGCGCAAGCTGCGTGGCCTCGTCGTAGTCGTCCACGGGGAAGCTGTAGTGCCACTCGAAGACATCGTCCTCATGGACGACGCCCGGCTTCCACGAGGTCACGCGACCATCTTCGATGGTCTCGGGATGCTTGTTCACGAACCCGCGGTCGCGGGCGACCAACATGAGCGCCATGGCTTGTTTCCGTAGAGAGGTGATCCGAGGCCCGCCGCAGCGGTGAGTCCCTGGTGAAAGGCCGCGTACGGCGGACTCGGATCGGTGGTGCAGGCGACGTAGCCGGGAGGGACCAGCTACGCCGCCAGGATCAGGTCAGGATCCCGCCGTACCCTTGCTGAACTGCGGGCCCTGCGCGCGACCGGCCCACTTGGGCATGTCGAGGCTCAGGCCGCACGAGAACGAGCCGGTCGTCAGGTTGCCGTCGGCCACCGTGAAGTACGCCCGGAGGTACTTCTCGTACGTCAACTCAGGAGGGAGCTGCACGAAATACTGCGTGCCCGCGGCGCTCTCGGCCGCAAACGTGGTGAACGTCGCCACCGTGGTCGCGCTCGAGAACGCCGTGTTGTCGTCCTGCTGGATCGTGACGACGACGGTGGAGTCGTCGCCCGCGTCCGTCATGACGACATCGCACGTCACCCAGGCGAAGACGGGCGTGCCGTGCCCGATGTCGATGCCGGAGTTGGTGGCCGCGCCGAGCGGGTCGCCGAACGGACCGAGGTCCACGTAGTTGGTGCTCGCGGCGGAGGCCGTCACGGCCTGGGCGTCGCTGAACAGAAGCTGTGCATCGGTAATCATGGGTCAGGCTCCTCTCAGGACACCACGGTCTCGGCGTAGCCGAGCGTGTCGTCGATCTTCACGGGCACACCGCGGAACGTGGTCATCGGGTGACCATCGACATCGACGGTCTTGAACACGTTGTCCGTGGTGCGGGCGAGCGTCTGCCGGTCGAACGCGATGTAGAGCGAACGCGGCATGTAGAACACCGGCGAGCAGTTGGACAGGCTCGGCAGGTGGTGGATGGCCTCGGCCATCAGGAACAGGATGTTCGTGCCGTAGTCGGTCAGCTGCTGCGTGCCACTGACGTTGAGCACGTCGTACACGTCCACGTTCGCGATGCGGACACCGTAGCGCCAGTCGGACACCGCAAGACCCACGTCCCAGCACCACTCGTCGGAGTAGGCCGTCACCATGCTGCCGGTGATGCCGGTGCTATCGGGCACCAGCTGGATGCCGTGGTCGATGTGGTCGATGCCGGCCATGCAGTTCTTGGGGAAGATGCCGTGGATCGGACCCCAGCCCACCAGGTAGATGCTCGCGTTATCCGAACCGCTCGCACCCGCCAGGAGCACGTTGTCGCCCGTGCCACCAGACGTGCTCGTGTAGCGCGTCTGGAACCCGTTGAACATCGTCTCGTCGTCCGAGACCGCCGCGTGCCACACGTCATCGTTGACCTGCTGGCCCAGCGACTCGACGTGCGGCTTCGCCTCGTCGAACCGCAGACCCGCCTGCGCCGACTCGCTGCCGGCCAGGTCGACCAGCTTCTTGTCGACGTTGCTGCGGGTGCCGTACATGGTGATCGTCTCGGTCACCTGATCCGTGGTCGAGCGACTCGGGCTGATACCCTGGTTGAGCCGACGACGGGTCACGGTGGGGAGACCCGTACGCTGGGTCACCCGGTGCGACGTGACGTGGTTCGACGCCTTGAAGGGCATGTCCTCCATGAGAGGCGTCGCCTTGGACAGCAGCTCGGCCACATCGGCCATGCCACCATCCGGGTCCATCCGCTTGGCCCACTGGTCAAGCGTGAGGACAGATCCACCTAGAGCTGCCATGATCTACTCCGTCAGGCTTCGCCCGTGTTCTTGCGCGCCGCGGCTTCCATCGTCTTCCACGACTTGCTGAACAGGCTGCGAGCCTTCGATTCGGGACTCGAGTCGCCGGTCCGGCCACCGTGGGCCAGTCCACCCGGCTCGGCCATGGCCTTGCCCACGTTGGCGGTCATCTGCACAAACAGCGGGTGGTTGCCGTATCCGCTCTTGTTCAAGAAGTCAGCCATCCCCTCGGGGGCAAACTGAGCAATCGCGGCCTTGCCCCACGTGCGCGTCTGGGTGTAGTTCTCACCCCCGAGCTCCGCGTGGTTCTTGACCTCTTGCTCCCAGCCTTTGACCGTCTTGTCCCAGTCCTCCATGGCAGCCAGGGCCTGCTCGTGCTCACGCTGGACGAGCGCCTGCGCCACGCCCTCAGGAAGTTCGTTATCACGCGCGAACGTCAGCGTCGCGGCGATCTCGTTCTCTCCGAGCGGCGTGCCATCCGGCACTTCGATCCCGTCGTAAGCCAGGGCATCATCCCCAGCGTCATCGGTTTCCTGGGACGTGCTCGAGTCCGTCGTCGGTTCGCCGTCTGCGGGCTCGTCGCCGGTCGGTGCCGGCTCGTTCGCGTCTGCAGTCGGCTCCGTCTCGGGAGCGTCGGGCTGAGTCGTAGCGACATCCGCTTCCGCGGGTGCCGTCTCCGTCTCGGTTGGCGGCGTCATGTGTCAGCCTCGTGGGAATCGTTCCACTGAGGCCCATGACGGTGTTTACCCGCGCCGAGTCAAGTCCCCATTGAGCCAGGCCATGAGAATCGCCCGGCCCATCTCGCTCGCGGAGACGCCCTCGCGTAGCGCGCGGGTCTCCAGCGCCCGCTTCTCGTCATGCGGCATTCGCACCGCCAGCACCTTCGACCCGGTGCGCGTCAGACCCAACTTCGATACCAGCCGAATCTCAGGCACCGGCGCCTCCGGGGAGTTCGGGATCGCGGTCGTACTCCTGCTCCATCAGGTGCAGGGCATCCGGGATCAGCGCCTTGATCTCAGTCCGTAGCCGCTTCGCGACCGCCTGGACGCCGAGCGCGTGGTGGGTCACCGCGTTGTTCCCCACCTCGACCTCCGCATATGCGTGTCGGACGATATCTTGCAGTGCCCGACGCCCGCGCGTGTCCGACAGGACCCAGCGCAGATCCTCGCGCCTGCGGTACGTCGCCGCGGCCTTGCTGCGGTTCGCATCCGCCTTGATCTGGTCGCGTTCGTCGCGGTCGAGGCGAGCCATCAGCCCTCCGCCACCGGGGGCGCACCGGGCGGATCCGCGCTCAGATCCGGGGTGCCCCTGTAGATCCCGGCCCTGCGAGCCTCGGGCGTGCCGGCCGTCGCTCGAGCCCAGACGGCCCCGGATCCATCCACCTGGTACGGCGTCACGTCCGCCGTCGCGATGGGTGCCCCGTCGTTGTCCGTGGGCTCGTGGAACTCGTTGATCGTGCTCGCCACCTCGGCCGCACCATCCGTGCTCACCTGAGCGCCAATGCGCTCGCCGGTCGGGTCCGCCGGGTACAGCAGCGACCACGCGCCCGTCGCGAGCGTCACGCTGGCGTGGGTGTGCATGTAGGTGCCCGTGCCGCCCGCAGAGCCACCGTACGCCCACTCCACCGCCTGTGCCGAGAAGACCTTGACGATCTCCTCGGTGTCGTTCCCGTCCGTCACCAGCGTGCCGTCGAGGTAGTCCACCACGTCCGCGTCGAGGTCGCCGCTCGGGGTCGCGTTGTGGTAGTAGACCTCGCTCACGAGCCCCTTCGCCTTGAGGAAGATGCCGTGGTCGAGGGCGTGGAAGTCGGTCAGGCCGGTCGACGACGTGCCCGGGTTCTCGTCGAGCCGCTTGGCCTCGACGAGCGGCAACTGGTTCGCCACCGAGTAGGACACGATGGCCGGGACATCCGTGTTCGTGTAGTCCGGGTCCGTGACCCAGCCGTCGAACACGTCCAGCGCAGCCACGTCCATGTCGCCGATGCCGGGCGCCGCGATGGCCGAATCGCCGTCCGACCACTGCGACGCGGCACCGCTAGCGGGATCGTGCCCCTGTGTGCCCTGCGGGCCCATCCAGCCCGTGATGCCGTCCGGCGAGCCGAGACGGTTCTGCTGAATCATCGCGTGCAGCCGGGCCGGCACGTCGATGCCTAGGATGCCCAGCGGCTTGGCATATGACCCGATGCGCTCGGTGTGCCGCTGGGCGTCCGTCAGGTCGAGCTTCTTGCGCAGCCGCAGAACTTCCAGCCCGCCGGCAGAAATCCCCATCACGATGATGCGGTCTGGGTCGATCCCGTAGGTCGTGGCGTTCTGGACGAGGTAGTCCCACGCCATGCGGAGGTCCTTCGGCGCCATGTGCCACGTCGCGTCGTCCCACATGACGGTCTCGCCGGGCGTTGCCGTGGCGGACCCTGACGCAACAGCGCCGACCGTCGTGCGATACGTGAACCCCGGCGGATTGGTCACGCCGTAGCCGTTGACCGCAGTTCCATACTGCTGCGTTCCGCCCGCATCCAGGTCGTTCGGGTCGTACTCATCCGTGTACGGCGTGTACGGCTTGATCGTCGGGCTGTTGAGGTTGCTGTAGCTGGGCGTGAGCGTGCTGATCTCCGCGCCCATCGCGATGGACAGTCGCACGTCAACCACCACGAAATCGCCGCGCTGCAGAAGCCGCTGGGCGACGCGGTAGCCGATGTTCAGCGGATCATCGTCCAGGATCTCGCGATCATCCGCCGCCGCCGTGCCGAACTCGGTGCTGTCGATCTTCGGCTTGCACAGGCTCCAGCCCGAGAAGCCCGTCACCAGCACGCACGGGAGCTTCTGCCCAGCCGCGCCGTTCCACACGTCGAGCTTCTGCTGGTCGCTCGCCGTCACACCTGACGGCGTGTAGTCCACGTCCTTGTGGGTTGCCGTGTAGGTCGCCATGGTCAGGCTACTCCGGGATTCCGTAGATCGTGTAGTACAGCGATGCCGGTGACGAGATCGCGTTGATGTAGACCGTCGTGTCGCGCGCCGGGAGCCAGCGGTACCCGCCAGCGGTGATCCGATACCCGATGTTCGCCCCCTCGTCCGTACCCACCGAAACCCAGATCACCACCGGGCTCGCGCCGCAACTGGACAGCGACACGCCGCCGAATGCGTTGGCCGGAACGGCAATCGAGCCTGTCGTGCCGCCGCCCCCATCAAGCGTCGCCTCGTCGGACTCCAGCACCTCAAACGCCGGCCCGGTGCTCATGAACGCGCCGTCTTCGCTCACCGGCATCACGGCCAGGATGCGGACGCGCCCGTCGTCTGGGTCCACGAACGCCCGGTGCGGCGTCCCGTGGCCGGCTGTGTCTTTGGACAGCGCCATCAGGTCACGCCCGCCAGTTGATCGAGCGCGCTTGCGCCGCCCACCTCCGTCTCGGACAGGTCGCGCGCAGCCTTCGCCATGCCCGGCGCCTGCTCGCGCTCGGCCATCTCGCGTTCCATCGCCTGTCGCTGCTCACGCAGCCCAGCGACGACCTCTTCGGGCCGAAGGTGCTGCGGGTCCACGCCCAGCGTCTGCGCGTAGTTCTGCAGCGTCCAGTCCAGGTCCAGGTTGTCCAGCGTCTCGGGCGCGATCTCGGCAAGCTGCCCACCCATCATCAGCAGGCGCTCGACGGACCCCAGCGCAACCATCCGCTGCGCCATCGCGACCTCGGACACGTACTGCACGCGCAGCTCGGTGTCCTCGAGCTCCTCGGGCGGGAACGGCAGCAAGCCCTCCTGCCCCTGCTGCCAGTCCCACGTCGCCATCCGCATCAGCACGGACGACACGCGGTCGATCAGCGGGTCGAACACGTCGTCGGAATGCCGCTCCATGATCGGACCGAGCACCTGGGCGCGCTCACGCTCGCGCGCACGGATCTCCTCGGCCGTCGGCGGCGTGCTCCTCGAGTCACCCGCCAGCATCAGGAACAGGTCTTCCATGAACGCCCGGCGGATGCGGTGCTCGACCGTCGCGATCTCTTCGCGGACATCGGCCAAGTTGAACTGCATCGCGTGCAGCGCCTCGACCTTGCCGCTGTTCGCGGGGACCTGCGTGAACTCGCCGGGCATCATCGACACGTCACGCGCATCGAGCGTGTCCGGCCCCTGCGTCGGCGGATCCACCGACTTCTCGATCCCGAGCGCCTTGTCCTTCTCCATCGCCTGCAGGGACTTGATGTCCCCCAGCGCCATGAGACCAGGGCATGACGTGCCGTACACGTCGTCCACGTTGCGGTCCCAGCGCCCCGCGATGATCGGGCACTCGTGGTATCCGCCCACGCGCAGAATGCCGTCCTCGGTGCTGTCAATCGCGCCGTTCTGGAGGTTCACGCCCCAATCCGGCTTGTCAGCACCCGCGCCCTGGCCACGGTCGCGCGACTGCCAGTACACCTCGCGGTACGGCAGGTACTCGCTGCCAAGCATGTCCGCGTCGGCCGCGGGGTTGGGTTCGATGATGTGCCGGATCACGCACGAGTGGCTCAAGCGGCCCGCGCGCAGCGCCTCCTTCGTGTCGCCGTCCAGCCTGTCCACGCCGAACTCGTTGGCCGCCGCGTAAGCCGACATCGAGAGTTCGCGCACCAACGTCGTCACGCGACCCTTGCTGTTCATGCCCAGCGCGTACGACCCGATGGACAACACCTCGAACCGGACCAGCTTGTCCGCATCCTCGAAGACCAGCATACAGCCGGTGCCGAAGACCAACTCATCGCCGAAGAACGTGCCCAGCTCGTTGTAGAAGTTGCTGCGGTCCAGCACACCAAGGATGCCGTCGCGGTAACCCTGCAGCCAATCGCGGACGCTCGGCTTGCTGCTGATCGCGGCGTCCTGCACGGCCAACTCGAACCACGGCCGCTGCGGGCTCGCCATGTTGTCGAGCATGCCCGAGCGCGCGATGCCCAGCGAAAGCGCCGCCGTGCTGTTCACGATGCGGTTGCGCGGCTTGTTGCCGCTGTTCGCGTCGCTGCCCGAGAAGCGCGGACGCATCGGCAGGATGTAGCTGCCCGCCGTCTTCCACCTGGCCTCGTACGACGACCGTTGCGTCATCAGGTCGGTGTGCCGGTGCTCGAGCTGCACCCGCGTCGTGTAGGTCTTCTCGCCGACCTCGGAAGTCGTAGCCGCGCCAGCCATACGTCAACCCCCGATCTTCGTTTTGCCGCCCTTGGGGGCACCGTTCTGGACGCCGCCACCAAGCGAGCCAGTGCCGCGCTGCGACACGCCGGCGCGTGCCCGCTCATACTCGAGGTACTCGCGGCTGCGCGACAGGTTCGCCTCGCGCCGCTGTGTCAGGCGCTCCGTGTCTTGCTCGCGCCGGCGCTCGGTCCGCGCCCGGTCGTCCCGCCTGTACTCGAACAGGCCTCGCTGGGCCGCTGCGCCGCCTTGCTTGCCGCACATGATCAAGACCCCAGCATCGTCTTGGTGGACGTGGCCGTCGCCTTGCCCGCGCCTTGCGGGCCACTGACGAACGTGTCGCTGTGCCCGTATCCGCCCTTCACCTTCGACGCGACGATGCGCCCGCGCTCGGCTGCCTGGCGGCGCTTCTCGCTGTCGGTCAGCAGCTTCTTCGGACGCTTCGCGCGCGGCGGCTCCACGCTGTCATCGCCGAAGTGCCAGCCACCCGGCATCCAGCGACGGATCGAGCTGTTGCCGTCGCACATCAGCCACCCCCCAGGATCGTCTGCCGCGGGGTCGGGCTGTTCGGGTAGCCGCCCATGGGCACGCGCCAAGGGCGACCGTCCGTGCGCTCCAGGTTCAAGTGCTCGTCGGGCATTCGCTCGCCAAGCTCGTCGTCGACCGATTCCTGCATCAACAGGGACAGCACCAGACGGATTTGCGATGGCTTGCACATGGACGGTTCGCCTCGTGGCTACCCGCCATGGAGGTGTTTACCCGCCCGATTTCAAGGGCCAATGTCGCGAACCAGCGTCACCCCAGCCCGGCGATACCCCATTCGCTCGTACAGCTTGGCCACCGCCTCGGTCTTGCGGCCCGTCGAGACGCCCAGCGTGATGCGCTCGGCCCCCTTCTCGCGCGCCCACGCCTCCAGGGCCGCCACAAGCCGCTTCATGTGGTTCCCGCCCCGGTGCTCCGGACGCACGTAGATCGCCAGTTCCCCGGCCTCCTGTGCCCTCGTCGCGAACCAGAACGGGGCCACCCAGCCGATAGCCACGCCCGCCAGCGACCCATCCCCGGCGACCGATACGAACGTCCCGTCCAGCCGCAGCCAGCCCTCGAGCGTCGACCGCACGCCCGCGTCCGTGACCTCGAGGCCGGCGAACTCGGGTGCCTCGGCGACCATCGCACGCGCCATGTCGCACAGCGCCGGGAGGTCGTCCACCCTCGCGGCGCGGATCACGACGGCATCCCCAGCCAGTACAGCACGCCGCGGATCAGGCGCTCGGCGTCCGCATGCGGCATTCTCAGGTACTCATCAGCGTCCATCAGTCCCTCCAGCGGTGGGCCGCAGCCCGTGTCCGGTTCCGATGCCGCACGTCCATCGCTCGCGCGAACAGGTCGTGCGCCTCATGCGTCCGCGGCTTCACCGTGCCTGCGAACGTCAGCCATAGCGAGTCCACCTTGTCCATCCCGTGCGGGTTCTTACTGCCCAGCCGCGCCTTGATGTCCGCCTTTTCCTCAAGCTGCAGCAGATCGCGCTTGAACCCGTACGTCGGCGCCACCAGCGCCTCGGCTAGCTTCGTGTCCTTCGGCAGCGCGCCACCAGCCTTGACCCACTCCGCGCATTCCCACGCCATGAAGGCCCGCATGTTCGCGAAGCCCTCGCGCGGGATCGTCCGCGTCGCGCTGAACTTGACGGAGACCGGGTTGAACCCGTGATCCCGCAGCCGCGACGCCCAGCCCAGACCGTAGCCGCCCGTGCCGTCCAGGAAGCACCCGTCCGCCTGCCAGTCCGTCCACTTGCGCGCCACCATCGCTGCGCCCGCCACCTCCTGCACGCCGTGCATCTCGACCTGCGGGAAACACACCTGGCCCTGGCGCATCGTGATGACACTGGCGTCCAGGCCCTCGTCCGCCACGTCCACGCCGAGCACCTTGGCCTGGCCTTCCCACACGTCGCGCGGCGGGTTGCGATCCATCGCCTCCCAAACTTCCTCGCGCGTGAGCAGCTGATTCACGCCGCCAGGCGGGAACTGGCCCAGGATGAAGCAGATGACCCACGGCGAGTCGCGGCCCTGCTTGTCGATCATCTTCTGCGCGTGCTCCTTCGTCACGCGCGACGTGCGCTGCGGGTCGTCCGGGTCCGCCGTGATCTCGGTCGTGTGGAAGTCTTCGTCGTCGCACGCCTCGCCCAGCAGCGTCTCCCGGTTGAACGGGTTGCCCGCCATGGCGATGAGCGCGCGACCGTTGGGATCACCCATGCCCTGCTCGGCGCGCAACCCGACGACGCCCGGGATCGCGCCGGCCTCGTCGATCCAGTAGGCGTTCATCGCCTGCGCGTGAAGACCGGACAGCGTGTCGCCCTGCTCCTCGGGACTCGCGCGCTTCGACCAGGTGCGGAAGTCCACGAACCACGTCTTCTTGTGGCCCTTGGCGAAGAGGCGGTCGTCGGTTAGCTCGAACGTCTCGGTCAGGAACTCGGACCGCGACATCCACCGCGCGACCTCCTTCTGCAGACCAGCGCGCAGGTTGTCGCGCGACATGCTGATCGCGACGCCCTGCGGGTGGTCGCCGACCTTGCCGTTCGTGGCGGTCGTGCAGAGCAGCCCCCACGACAGCGCCGCAGACTTGCCCGAGCCCGCGCACGACTGGAGGGACTCGCGGACCTTGTCGGGTTCGCCCACCGACAGCCGCGCGAGGAAGTCGTCCTGCCACGGGTCGGGCGTGACCTTGAACTCCTCGCGGACCATGACGCGGTAGTCGCGCCGGTAGCGGCGGAGACGGTCGGCGGACATATCGAGGGCGGTGGTCACTCGATGCGCGCTGCCGGATTCATCACCGTAAGCCTGTGCGCGGTCGGCATGTTGCCAGGCGCGTTGCGTAGCGTGACACGCAGCACGCGGCCCTCGACCCGGCGGCGGGGCGCTGCCAACGGGTACGTCTCACCCGAATGCTCGCTTTCCCACGCTCGGATCTCTTCGGCTGTGACACGCGGACAGCCAGCGGCGAGCAACCGCGTGTCTCCAGGCAACCCCTTGCCGATGCTGCATCGCTCCAGCGCGTCCAACCACTTGAGGCCACGATCTGCCCCATCCATCACGCATCCTCCGTCACCACGTCGAACCACGCCGCCAACACCGCGTTGTTCGTGTCGCTGTTCGCCGTTATCTTGATGTCCGTCAGCGCAGCGAACTCTCCTGGGATCGGGTACGGCCGGTGGAACCACGTCGTCGACCCACCCTTGAGCGCGGCCTGCTCCTTGACCTGCCAGACCTCGCCGTCCGGGCGTGCGCGCAACAGCACCGTTGAGTCGCCGTTGGAGCCGTTCGCGAACGCCGAGCCCCACGCCACGATCCGCGCGACCTTGCCCGCTGGCACCGTCCACGCCGCGATCATCGTCTGATTGTAGCCGGGCGCCGTGGTCAGGATCGACACGCACGTCGGCGTGCTGTACTTGGTTTTGAACACGACGCTGATGGTGCCGGCAGCGGTCGCGCCAGACCCGGCGCTGCGCACGACGGCGCGCCAGCACCGCGCCCATGTCGCCGCCGTCGTGTCCACCGCCGTCACGCCGTTGAGCGTGATCGTCTCATCAACCTCCACGCCGTCCTCGTCCAGCCCGTAGATCTGCACCGTGCGGGCGCCCGTGCCGGCTGCCGCATCGGCCGCGTCCGTGCTCACGACCTCGAGCGTGTCGCCCTGGCCCGCGCCGAATGCATCCGGCATGCCAGCGTACGTGCCGCCCATCTCCACGATGTCCTCGAACGTGCCGCCCGAGTCGATGTCGTTGTTGCAGCCGAACTTGCGAGTCGTGCCCTCTACCGGGCCGGGCACGACGTAGACCGCGCTGCTGCTGGCCGCCGGCTCGCGGGGTCCGATGTAAGGCCCACGGCCAACCGTGCCGCCGCCGATGATGATGCCGCTGCCTCCGCCGATGAGCACCATCAGACTCGATCCCACGTCGGGTGCGCCGTGCGGGCGACGTACCCGGTCTTCCCGCCGACAATCCACACGCAGCACGTAGCCTCACCGCGCCAGATCATTTCCCATGCCTTGAGCCACCGTCGCCCAACCTCATCCATCGCCCTTGCCCTCCGGGTCACCCCAGCGCAGTTTGCCATTCTCGAACGCCTCGCATTGCGGCCTGTGCAGCGCATGCTCCACTCGCGCCAGAGCGCCGTCGTACTCGCCTTCCGCCTCGATGTCCGCGCCACAATGCCGGCACACGAGGCCGGCCCCGTCGAGCACACACGACTCCTCGATAAGAATGCCTCGGCGCTGCATCTCGACCTCAAGTTCCCACACACGCGCTTGCAGCGCCGCGCACCGCTCGCCCAAATCATCGGCCATCTCGGTCGACCCGAAAATCCCCATCACTTGCCCCCTTTGCTCTCCTTGTCCGGCAGATCGTACGAGCGCGTCAAGATCGCCTCCAGCGTCAGCTTGCCGCCGAGGTCGACTTCCACGTTACGCGGGATGATCTTGGACACCAGCGCCATGAATGCGCGCGGCTCGTCGCGGGCCTGGCGCTTGAAGTAGTCCACCCCGCCGACGCCCTCGAGCGCCTCCAGGATCATCTCGTGGACCAGCTTGGGGATCTTGTTCTTGGACCCCTTCGGGCGCCCGGCGCCGGCTCGCGGCCCGCCACGCCCTTTCTTGATAGGTCTCTCTTGATTATCAGACATATGGCTTGCTCCATATGGCAGCAGGTGTCAGCAGTGTTCAGTGCCCGATTGACTTCTCAGCATCGGCGGTCAGTCTGGGGACAGGCGGCGGCGAGGCGGGAGCGCTGTCCCGGGTCTCGCGTGAGCGACCGCCTCCAGTTTCCGCTTGGATGGCCTCCCGTTCGGGGCAAGGGTAGCACCACCAGCCCTTGCGGTTGGGGCCGCCGTCGAGGCGCTGCATGGCGGACCCGCAGGCTGGGCAGCGCGGGTCGGTCATGACATCACCGGCACAGGGCGCCGGGGCTGGCGACGGGCACGCCGCAGGCCGGGCAGGCGAAGCAGTAAGCGGTCATGGCTCGGGCCTCTGGTTGATGGCGTCGGCAATCGCCTGCAAGGCGTTCGCGATACCATCGAGGCTCTTGCACAGTTCCTCAACAGGGCCGGTGTTGATGACGGTTGCGTCCCCTGCGCCGATTTCGCGCAAACCGCGCACCACGGCGTCCGCGGCCCTGTCGACAAGCGTCTCGGCCTGATCCATGTTCACGCTTCACTCCTCCGCTCGGGTGGTTCCCCGACGCGCTCGAGGATCGCGCGCAGACCGGCTGATCGGTTGCCGGGCTCGCCGATGTGAGCGGCCCAGCGGTCGACGAGGTCGACGTGCCATTCGCGGACGGTGCAGTCGAGTCGGCCGCCGGCGACCTTGGGGCGCTGGGTGCGCTGATTGACGAGGTCGTGGTCGGTGGTGGTCATCGGTTGCCCTCGGGGTTTCTCGGATTGTGCCCTATTGCATCGGGCGATTCCACCCGATACCATCGGATAGATACCCCGAGGGAGGACGCCATGGCATATGCTGACTACCGCCTATGCGATCTATGCAACGCGAAGACGTTCTACGACGCGGGCCTTGAGTACAGTGGCGCGGAGCTGCCGCGCGTGGGATCGCTTTCCGTGATCTGCTGCACTTGCGCCGAGAGTCACCGCACCATCGTGTGTGAGTCCACGGCCGCCGCCCGCATCGCCGAGATTGAGGCCGAGGTCGCGCGGCGCGGGCGGCTGATTGAGGCAGGCGCGCGGCGCGGCGTCACTGTTGAGGGCAAGCACGCGCCATCGCAGACCTGCCCGTGGTGCGGCACCGATCCGCGTCCGCTGCTGACCGGGAAGTGGCCGCACCGAGACGACTGCCCGGCCGTCACCGCCGACGGCTCCGTCCGCTGGGGCGACCCCGAACCCACCGAAGGCGACGCGCCATGAGCACCACGTGGCACCTCATCTGCCGCGCCCGCCGCACATCGGTGTGGATCGGTCAAGGCTGGCCCACTATGTCGTCGTTCTACTCCGGCGATCCGGGGACCATGGACGCGCTGCGGCGTTTTCTCGTCGATAGCCACGGCTGCACGGTCGCTCTCACATCCAGCCGCGACAGCGACGATTGGGTCGACTACTGCGAGTTCCACGACGAACCCACCCCGGAAGGAGATTCCGATGCCTGACGAAACCACCGAAGCCGTGACCGTGCCCGAGGTGGCGCAGGTCGCCGCACCCGCCAACCCCTACACGCTCATGCAGCAGGCCATCGTGACGGGCGATCTGGACGTCGCCGTCATGGAGCGGCTCATGGACCTCCAGGAGCGGTACGAAGCCAACGAGGCGCGCAAGGCGTTCCTGGTGGCGTTGGCCGACTTCCAGTCAGCGGTCGACACGGTGCCCAAGACGCGGCCGGTACACGACAAGCGCGGCGCACACATGTACAACTTCGCGAGCCTCGACGACATCGTGCGATTCATCCGCCCGCTGCTGCGAAAGCACGAGTTGACGTATGCGTGGGACAGCACCCACGACGGCGACTTCGTGAACGTTACGTGCAACGTGCGGCACAGTGCGGGGCACGGCGAGACGAGCACGTTTTCGGTGCCGTTCAAGGCTGGCGCCCCAGCGATGAGCGATCAGCAGAAGATGGCGTCGGCGCTTTCGTACGCCAAGCGGTACTCGCTCACGTCGGCGCTCGGTATCAGCGTGGGCGAGCCCGACAATGATGGGGTCGACAACGGCGACGACGGTAAGCCCGTGACCGACGAGCAACTCGGCGAGCTGACAAACCGTGTCAACGCCTGCTGCTCGGCCGACGACGAACGCCGGTTCCTGACGTTCCTCGGCGTGGAGCGGCTCGACGACATCACGCAAGCGAACTACCGCAAGGCGATCCTCGCGCTCGAAGCGCAGGAGCGCACGAAGGGCGGCGCAGAATGACTCCGCGCATCTACACGATGCAGCAGGGCTCGCCCGAGTGGCACGAGATCCGACGCGGCATCGTCACGGCCTCGGGCATGAAGCGCATCATCACGCCCGCGAAACTCGCCTACAGTTCACAGGCTCAGGCGTACATCGACGAGCTGCTGGCCGAGCGATTCACCGAGCCGGCGAGCGGCGAAGACGGCCCGTTAACGTACTTCATGCACCGAGGGAACGATCTGGAGCCGACGGCCCGCGCACACTACGCATTTACCCACCGTGTAGACGTTCAAGAGGTCGGCTTCGTCATGCGCGACGACGGCAAGGTCGGGTGCAGCCCGGACAGCCTCGTCGACGAAGACGGCGGGCTCGAGATCAAGTGCCCGGACGGAAAGAAGCACGTCGAGAACCTGCGATCTATGCGCGAGGGCATCGGCGCCGAGTACCGACTCCAGGTGCAGACGTGCATCATGGTCTGTGAGCGCGATTGGTGGGACGAGTTGTCATTCCACCCGGATATGCCAGCCTCAGAGCGCCGCACGCCGCGTGACGACGCAGTCATCGTCAAGATCAGCGAGGCTCTCGAGCGCTTCCTCGCGGACCTACAGGCAGCGCACGACGAGTGCGTCAAGCTCGGCTGCACCGAGTACCCGCGAATCATCGACGCGGGCGCTTGCAGGAATGGTGAGCGATGACGCACGACATCGACCATCACATCGGCCTCGACCTGGGCACGCATTGCGGCTGGGCGGTGCTCGCGCGTGACGGCTCGCGCATGGATAGCGGCACCTGGGACTTGCGCGTTCGGGCGGACGAGTCTGCGGGTATGCGGCTCGTCCGTCTGCGGCGCAACCTGCTGACGCTGCTGGCTGCGTACCCGCGCTCGTTGGTGTCGTACGAGATCGTGCGCCGGCACGAGGGCACGAAGGCGGCGCACGTCTACGGCGCGCTGCGCGACACCATGTTGATGCTCGTGGACGAGCGCGAGGGCGTCGAGGCGCGCGACGTGGCGGTGGCGGACGTCAAGCGGCTGGCGACGGGCAAGGGCAACGCGAGCAAGTACGACATGCGGCGTACGGCTTGGCGACAGTGGATGAACGCCATCCACGACGGCGACCTGCCGCCGGACGACTTCGACGACAACGAGGCCGACGCGCTGTGGCTCGCCGAGCACGGCCGCCGCTGGCTGGAGGGCGGGTAGTGCAACAGTCCATGTTCGGCGCCGACAGCGACCCGCTTGGGTTGGGTCCCGTCGCGCTTGCGCGTCGCGTTCACCGTGCTCACCTCCAGCTCGTGGGTGACGGCCACATATGCCCCGTGTGCAACGTGCACCAGCAGGTCCGCCGCCGGCCGCTCTCGCGGCAGATGGCTGCGTTCCTGCGCGCACTGGTGCGCCACGAGGAACGCCACGGTCGTAGCTGGTACACCGCTCGAGACTTCCTGCCCGCCGGCCACAAGGCCAGCAGCGACGGCACCTACTTGGCTGCGTGGGACTTCATCGTGCCCGGCGAGGCACGCGGCACATGGCGCAGCACCGTCAACGGCCAGGCATGGGCCCTCGGCCACGCGTCGGCACCACCAGCCGTCTTCACTGTCGAGCCGCAAGGCGGCGTGCTCGGCCTCGACCACGAATCAGCGCCCGTCACCATCCGCCAGTGCTGGCCGATGGATTGGGACTCGGGCACGCATCCACCACGGAGCGACCCATGACAGGCGAACGACCGAACCCACGCGCGCGGCGCGAGCAATCCGCCGACGAGCTTGCCGCGCTTGAGGCGATCATCGACGAGTTGCACAAGGGCAAGCCGGTGCCGTACCTCGACGTGCTCGAGGTCGCCAGGTGCGCGTCCGCGCGGGCCGGTGGCGGCGTGCTGACGATGCCCGGCTCGGGGCTGACGCGGCCGATCCACATGCAACGGTTCATCCGCCTGACGCGCCGCAAGCTGAACGAGGCGGGCTTGATGACGAACGGGCGCGGGGGCAAGCCGCACACATGCGCGTGGCGGATGACGTAGCCATGACCGACAGGCCGTGGTTTCAGCTGTGGCACCGGGACTTCCTCGCCAGCAAGACCTACCGACGACTGCGTACTCACGAGCTGCGCTGGGCGTACATGCTGCTGCTCATCGAGTGCTGGGAAGAGGGCTCGCTGCCCGACGACGAGGCCGAACTCCAGGCCATCGCCGATGTGGACGACGACGCCTGGGGGCGTCTGTGGGCGGCCGTCGAGCGCAAACTGCCCGTGAGCCCTGACGGTAGGCGTCGGAACGCCAAGATCGACGGGCTGCTCCAGGGCATCGCGGAGTCGCACGCGCGCCGCGTAGCCGCTGGTGAGAAGGGCGCGCGCAGGCGATGGCGGGATGGCAATGCTACGGCCTCTGATAGCAATGCCATAGCCGGGCCAGAGCAAGCGCATAGCATGACCGTAGCAAGCGATAGCACTCAGACTCATACTCATACGCAGACACAGAATGTAGTACCTATCGGTACTACTGGTCGCACTTCGCGCGACTCACCGCCCGCCGCTGGCGGTCGGCCGCATGGCGAAGGCACCATGATCGACGAGAGCACGGCAACGAGCCCGTCTCCGGGCCTTGGGCACCCACCCCCGACTGCTGGCACCCAGGACGCTCCGAACGGCTCAGACGGCCGCTCACGCGACGAGGACGGCGAGCCGCTCGCGGAGCACCTCGTACGGGTTCTCCACAATACCGGCGTGGATAAGTCGGGGAAGGTCACGGCGGCGAGTTCTACGGGCTTCGGCCGGCTGGTGCGTCGGCTGGCGAAGGGCGGCGGCGGCACGCTTGCCGCGTCCGTCCGAGTCCGGGACGCCATCGACGGCGTGTTCGCCGACCCCGAGCCCGACTCGAGCGGCTTCTGCTGGGCCGACGTGCTGCGCTCCGGCCAGTCGTGGGCGTCCAAGACGCGCGACAAGAGCCGCCACAAGTTCGAGATGGTCGAGCAGCACTTGGCGCGCAAGGCGGCCGGGCCAGTCCGGCGCGCGACCGTCGCCGACCGAAACCGAGACGTACTGGACCGATTCGCAAACACAGGAGGGACCGATGACTGAGCAGAAACTGTGGGCGAACACGCCCGCGTATCACGCGCTGATGGAGCATGCCGGGCTCGACGCTGACAAGGCACAGCGAGTCGCATGGGCCATCGCCGCCGCGCTGCCGCCGGCCGACGCGCCGGGGCTGGGCCTGACCGACGACGAGCGAGACGCCGTGCTGGCAACGGACAGCCGAGACGTGTTCACGGGGCCGGACGAGGCGCGCTCGTTCGAGTCCGCGCTGGCCAAGATCCGCGCGCACCTGGAGCGCGAGGGATGGACCGATGGCCAGTAAACGCGAGACCGCCGACGCCCTGCGCAGAGTCGCCGCCATCTTCCACACCATGACCGTCACCGAGGAGATGGCCAACGCATGGCACGACATCCTCCAGGACGCCGACCCCGCCGCGCTCGCCACCGCCACCGGCAACGTCCTTAGCTCTTGGACCAACACATTCCCGCCGGGTCCAGGAGCCATCAACCTCGCCGCCCGGAACCTGGCGCGCGCAGAGAGCGAGCGGCACGGCGTGAGCACCATTCCGTCGCGCGGCAGCATCCCGCAGGCGCAGCAGACGGCGGCGCTCCGCGCGAACGTGACGGCGGCGATCAGCCTGGACGGCAAGACGCGGGAGGCGGGCCGGACGGGCGCGGTGTACGCGCGGATCCGCCGGCAGGCCGCAGAGCGGGGCTACGCGGACCTGCCGGAGTGGACGCCATGACCGAGCACCGCGTAGGCGACCTCGTGAGCACCGACGACAGGAACGCGAACGTCCGCATCCTCGACATCCGCGAGGACGGGATGGTGGTGGTGTGCCCGGACGGGCTGCCGGAGCGGTACGCGCGCGAGACCGTGGTGGCGGCGCTGCGGGCTCCGCGCAAGCACCGCGCCACCAGCGGCCCAGCCTAGAGCCGCCGGATCGCGAGCGTCACCTTGTCGCGCACGGCGGCAGACATGCCGCGACGGCCCGCGAGGATGTCGCTGATCGTCGAGTCGGGCACGCTGAGGTGCTCGGCCACGCGCCGCTGCCAGCCGTGCGTGAGGCTGGTGGTTCGGAGCAGGCGGCGTCCGAGGTGCCGCAGCTTGCGGGAGTCGGGTGAGTAGGCGGCGGTCACTCGACGGTCCCCTGCTGCGACGCCAGGAAGGCGAGCGCGGCCATCTCCACGTCGCCAGCGAGCCCGCCATCTGCGGCTGCGGCGTAACGCTCGCGCCAGTCCACGGGCTGCCCGATCACCTTCCACGCGGCCTCGAGTTCGCGCACGCGCTTGCGGATCTGGGCCAGGTAGGCGTTGAGGGCGGGGTTCTTGGCGGATGCCATGACGTTCTCCGTAAGGGGTTGCGCGGATTGTAGCGACTCGCGGCAGCGCCCCGCGCGAAGTTTTCGCGAAAAGTGTTGGACTCGCGGGCCGATCCAGCCGATCTTGTGGGTGTCCGAAGGGAGGACCAACGATGACGACCTACGACAAGCGCGCGTGCGAGATCCTCGCCAGCGACCACGACTCGCCGACCGTGCAGGCGCTCGCCGCGCAGATCATCGCGCTGCACGCAGCGGCTGAAAGCGCGCTCAACACCATGGGCGTGATCGACGACATCGACAAGAACGCGCTCGACGACGCGCTGCTGGTCGCGCACCGCGAGTACCACGAGTTGTGCGCGGAGTGCGGCGGCGAGCCCGGCGAGTACGCGGGCGAGTGCGTGACGTGCGACGACGAGGTCCGGGCGAACGAGCCCGACCGAACGGACTACGAGTAGACTGATGGCGGTTTGGGACACAGGAACGTCAGCGCCCCGCTGTCCTTCCCCCCTTCTTTCTTCACAGGCGCGGGCCTCATCAGCCGCGCGCCGCAGCGGGGCGCTGGCAACCTTGCGGGTCGGCGTGGCTTCCCGAGCCACGTCGGCCCGCTCTTACCCACGGGAGGTAGTGATGGACGCTGTTACGAGGATCATTATTCGTGTTGCGGCGCTTGAAGATAATGCGCGCAAGTACGAGGTCGACGCGCAGCTGTACACCGCGCGAGCCAACGAGGCCATCGACGCCAAAGCGCGTGAAGTTGGGCTCCGGCGCGCGCATGCCGCGACGATGGCCGAGTTGCGGATCCGCTCCGAGATCGCAGGGCTGGACTACGCGCTGACCATGCTGTCGGCTGAGGTGGCGCGATGAAGACGCACCACTACGCACAGGCGCTCGCCAAGGTCTTCTCGGATGCGTACGCCGCCGAAATCAAGGCTGGGTCTGTCAGCGGTGACGCGCGCTACGCTGCCAAGGAGGCCGTGCGCGCGTTCGCGGATGCGCTCCAACACCACGTGATCTGCCACATGCCAAAGGGGGACGACTGATGACCGCCTGCAACCACACGCGCGGCGCGTTCCACCGCGACGGCGACGAGTTCCAGTGCGCCGAGTGCGGCTCGACCTACCACGTGCGCGACGACCGGATCGGGCGCGCTCTCGTGCGCTGGGCGCTGTTCGGCCTGGCGCTGGTGATCTTCGCGATGATGTGCTTGGCGCTGACGACGGAGGGGCCGGCATGAAGATCGTGACCATCCCATTCGTCGGCTACGTCACAGTAACCATCGAAGACACCGACGACATGGACGATAAGGCGCTCATCGACCATGCCATGGAGATCGCGGGAGGGGCTGTTCACCTCAAAACCGACGATCCAGTGGAGTGTGACGAGTGGGAGTTGATGCACGAGGTAGTGCGCGGAAACGTTTTCTACGGTCACTGCGCCGAAGCATCTGTGGACGAATACGATGACTAACCCGCAACGCTACCGCCGCCGGCCGGTCGAGGTCGAGGCGCTCCAGTACACCGCCGAGACGTGCGAGGCGTGGCACGAGTGGCGTGGGGAGGAGCACGGCAGGCCAGGATGTGCATGCACGCCCAATGACCGCGTTGGCCCGCCGGACGCGCTGGGGCGCTGGAATGTCTGCATCCCAGACAAGCATGGCAGCGAGTTCCCCGACTACGAGTGGGTCGATCAGATCGACTTTCATGCCGAGTACGAGCCCGTGGACCCGCCCGCGATCACCCCCGCGCTGAACGGCACGCTCACGCTCGACAACGGGTGGCGGGTGGAGCATGACGAGAACGCGGGCCAGGACGGCGACCAGTGCTGGCGCGACGAGTCGTCGCTGCGCGTAACGCGCGGGGACGGCCGCTGGCTGGACCTAATGGACGATGACGACGCAACCTTGGTGGCGTGGAACCAGCCGAGCGGCGGATACGGGATCACCCGCATCACCGACGCCGAGCACGCGCTGCTCGTGCGGATCGCCGAGGCTTACGGGGTGACGACATGACGACGACCTGCACTCGCTGCGAAGGCTCCGGCTTCCTGAACGCCGAGCAGCTGCCGGACGACATGGACGTTTTCGAGGTCGGTCACGATGCAGTGCTCGCGTGGGTGAACAGCGACACAGATCACGACGTGGCCGTGTGTGACTGCTGTGGTGATACCGAGTCTTGGCACGGCTCGCCTGGCGAACACTACGGATCTGACGACCCGCCTGGGAACGACGGCCCATACGCCTACAACGGAGGGCTCAGCGAATGCCACTGACCGACATCCAGACCGACGCCGAGCGCGCCGCGCGGGAGTTCCTGGGGGTGCCAGACCCCGGAGAGGTGCGGATAACCAAGACCAGCGAAACATGGACATGGGACGAGCGGGTCGTATTCGACAAGACATCCCCGCGCACCATCCCAGCCCCCGGCCCCACGTGGCCTTTCTTCGGCGCGCTCTGGGGCGAGTGCAAGCGGCGGGGGTTGCAGGTCGAGGTGACCGGCGACAACGTGTGCATCACCAAGTTGCGCTGGCCGATCTGCCACGACGGCGACCCGCGCCACGCGCTGATCCGCTGCGTGTGCCAGTGGCTCGATACGCAAGGAGGAAGTGATGACTGACGACCGAGACCTGGCCGAGCAGGCCGCGCTGGCGATGGGGTGGCTGCCGCACGATGCGCTGAACTGGAGGCGCGACGGGGTGTACGTCAAGCCCCCCTCCCTCGCCGACCCGGCGTTCTGCTGGGCGATGCTGGAGTGGCTGCTGGCAAAGTCTGGTGATTGGGGCCTTGAGATTGCGCCGACGATCCGCGATTTGCCGGATGGCGTAGACGGTCTGCAAATCCAGTGGAACACACTAGAGAGCGTCCAGGCCGACACGCTCACCGAAGCTCTAGCCCGCGCGGTGATCGCGGCGAAGGAGGAATGCTGATGTTGGTGCAGCGAGAAACGCTTGGCTACATGGTCTTCGAGGTCTGCGATCAATGGGAGCAGCCGCTTTGCCTTTACGCCACGGTTCACCGGGAAGATAACTACCCGGAGACTCCACGGCGCGGTGTGCTGATGTGGTGCTCTCGCACAGGTGAGCGGGCGGCCGTGTTCTTGGGCCGCGCCGAAGCACGCGCCGCAATCCGTCGCACTGAGCATTGGTTGCTGGCGCATGACCTGGACGGGCGCGTGCCACGCAGTCGCGATTGCGTGGTCCGACCTGTTGAGCGCGTTCAGATCGCGGCGAAGGAGGAAGCATGAAACTGTATCGCAAGACCGCCGAGCAGCCGATGGAACCGTGGGTCCCCGGCTACGACATGACAGGCGTCAGCGTGTCCGCGTGTGACAGTGACGCCGGCAGCCCGCGCGCAGGCGACATGATCGCGGTCAACCCGAAGGACCCGACCGACCGATGGCTGATCGCCGAGGCGTCCTTCCTCGCGAACTACGCCGACGCGCCGGGGCTGACGCGGGAGGAGTGGGACACGTTACTTGGCGCTCTCTATTGTGGCTCGGAACATCCAGTGTGGGCCATCGTGGCTCGCATCCGCGCGCACCTGGAGGCGACGAAGTGAACATCGCGATCCCCGTGTGGCTGCTGTGGGTGTTCGGCATTGCGGCCGGCCTCGTCCTACTCGGGCTCGCGGCGCTGGGTGTGCTGTTCGTTTTGTTTTTCAAGGGTTTCCGGATGTGGGGAGGTTGACATGACCATCACGATCACGCTGGACGACGACGAGGCGCGGGCGGTGCTCTACATGGGCGAGACGTGGGCATCAGGCGACCCGCACATCCCACGCAAGACGAGTCCCGTGGCCGACGCAGCCCTCGCCAAGCTGCGCGCGGCGGTGGAGCGGCCCCCCACCACCGCCGACGAGGTGGACATCGCGGCGCTTGTCGAGCGCGCCTACGCCGAGCGGCACCTGGGCAACCTGTACGCCTACGCCCTCCGCGCCCTCGACGCGCTGGAGCGCGAGCGCGCGGAACGGGATGCGCTGGTGCAGTCGATCCAGCAATGGGTTGCTGCCCACCACGCGATGGAGCGCGACCGCGACGAAGCCCGCCGCGCCGCCGAGGAGATCGCCGAGGCGAACCACCGGATCGAAGCGCAACGGCAGGAGGCTCACGCCCGCGCCGAGCAGGCCGAGCGGGACAAGAGGACGGCGCAGCAGTCGGGCATCGAGGCGGCGCGTGCCATCGACGACGCAACCGACAAGATCACCGAGGCTAACGACCGCGCACGCGCCGCCCGCGCGGCCACCGAGGCCCTGGCGGCGGATGTTCTGGCGTGGACGAGCGAATGCACGGACGACATGATCCAGGCCGACCTGCGCCGCATCGTCCTGTCCCACTTCCCCGCCGCCCGCGCCCGCGTGCTGGGCGACACGGAGGCAGAGTGATGGGGAAGTTCCGCGACGAACTACAGAGCATGGCAGACCATCGCCCGGCTGGATCCAGCGTACGGACACTGTGCATTCAGGCGATCACCCAACTGGACCGCAAGGACGACGAGATCGCCCGCCTGCGGGGGCTGGTGAAGGCGGCGGAGTGGAGCGGCGACGCCGCAGACGGACTCGGGCAAGATCCTATCCCAGCGTGCCTACACTGCTACGCCCCGCGCCCCGGCCCCCACGCCCCGGACTGCCCCGCGTTCCACCCGAACAGAGACGTGCGATGAGCGACATGGATGACCTCCACAGGCAGATCGTGCGCGAGTCACTAGCAGCTACCGATATCGCCCAGCGTCGCCCCACCTGGACCGCCACGCCGCCGACCGAGCCTGGTTTCTACCCCGGGCAGTGGCGCGCTGACTACGACGTGACCGTCGAGGAACTCGTTTGGAGCTGTGATGATCCAGACCACCGTCGACTCATGTTGAAAGGCACCTGGGATGCGGCCTCCGAGTGGCACCTCTGGTGGCCCGTCCCGATGACCCTGCCCGACCCGCCGGAGGTGACGACGTGACCGTTACCATCCCTGCATGGTTAGTGGTGGTGCTCGCACTGGCCTACCTCGGCCATTCCTATTCACTACGCAAGCGCGAGGAAGCCGCCGAGCGCATCTATCGCCTGCGCACGGAGGGCATCCGCAATGCCGACTGACCCCGCCAGCCTCAGCGACGCGGACCTCGGCGCGGCCGTCGCCCCCTGCCTCGCCTGCGGCACCCCCACCACGCGCGTCGGCGGGCCTGTCGTGCTGAACCTTGGCGGCGGCCTCAACTCGACCGCCATGGCTATCGAGTGGCTGTCGCGCGGTCTCGCGCTCGATCTCGTGGTGTTCGCGGACACAGGCGGTGAGCATGATGAAACCTACGCATTCATCCGCGAGTTCAATGCTTGGCTGCGTGACAGGCACGACATCGGCGTAACAGTCGTCCACAATGCGCTGCGCCCAGGCGGGCACGGCCCGCACGGCTCGCTGGAGGAAGAGTGCTTCAACAACCGCACACTTCCTAGTAAGGCGTTCGGCATGGGCGGCTGCTCTACCAAGTGGAAACGCCAGCCGATGGACCGCTACCTCCGCCAATGGCAACCTGCGCTTGACGCATGGGCCAAAGGCCAGAAGGTCACCCGCCTGCTCGGCATTGATGCAGGCGAGGCACACCGCTCGCAGGCGCTGTGCGACTATGAGCACGACATCTGGGTCTACCGTCGCCCGCTCGTTGAGTGGGATGTCGACCGCGAAGGCTGCGAGAAGATCGTGCGGGCGGTCGGCATCACGCCGCCGCGCAAGAGCGCGTGCTGGTTTTGTCCGGCGGCCAAGAAGTCCGAAGTGCTGGCGCTGGCTCGCGAGCGGCCCGATCTATTCAAGCAAGCGGTCCAGATGGAGCGGGTCGCCCGCGATTCCGGCAACCTCACGATGGCGAAGGGCCTTGGCCGGTCATGGTCTTGGGATGCGCTCGCAAAGGCAGACGAAGCGCAGATGTGCTTGTTCCCCGAAGTGGGGATGGGTGACTGCATGTGCAACGACGGCGCGGACCCGTGACCACCAACCCCTGCCTCGCCTGCGGCACCCCCACCACGCGCACCGGGCCGCTCTGCCTGTTCTGCGCGGCTATCCTGCAATGACCGCCGTCAGCACCGAACACATCGTCGCCTTGTCGGGCGGCAAGGACTCGACGGCCATGGCACTGCGGCTTGCCGAGGTGGAGCCGCGTGACTACGTTTACGTCTGCACGCCAACCGGCGACGAGCTGCCCTCGATGATTGCGCATTGGGAACACCTGGAGGAATTGCTCGGGAAACCCATTGTGCGCGTGACAAACAAGTCGCTTGACGAGTGGATCGAGTTTTTCGGCGCGCTACCCAACTGGCGGCAGCGTTGGTGTACGCGCCTGCTCAAGATCGAGCCATACCTCACCTGGCTCAAGCAGCACCCCGACTCGATCAGTTATGTCGGCCTGCGCGCAGACGAGGAGGAGCGCCGAGGCATTCTGAGCAACGACATCGAGTGCCGTTTCCCGCTGCGCGAATGGGGCTGGGGACTCAGCGAGGTCTGGGCGTACCTGCGCAAGCGGGGCGTCAGCATCCCGGCCCGCACGGACTGCGCTCGCTGCTACGGACAGCGCCTGTCCGAGTGGCATGACCTGTGGCGAGAACACCCGGACAAGTTCCAAGACGCTGCACGGCAAGAGCGCGAGGTCGGCGCAACATTCCGCAGCCCCGGTCGCGACACTTGGCCGGCATCACTCACGGAGTTAGATGCCGAGTTCTCCAATGGGAGGCTACCGCGTGGAGCTAGGCAGCCAGGGCAGGGCTCGCTCTTTGACGATGATGACATCCAGCCGTGTCGCGTGTGCAGCCTGTGAAGATCGCCGCGCTCTACGTCCAGACCAACGGCTGCTACTACGGGCTCGAGGATGTCGACCCGTGGGACGAGGCGCGCGACGCACGGCTGTACGCCGGACCGTACCCTGTGGTCGCGCATCCTCCGTGCGCTCGGTGGTGCCAACTCGCGGGACTCGTGGAGCACCGCTACGGGATCAAGAGGCATGAGGACGGGGGCTGTTTCGCGGCAGCGCTGGCATCCGTCCGCAAGCATGGCGGCGTCCTGGAGCACCCGGCGCTCAGCGATGCGTGGCGCATCTTCGGATTGCCAGCGCCTATGCGTGGCGCGTGGGTGCGCGGGTTGTTCGATCCAGGGTGGACCACAGAGGTCAGCCAGGTAGCCTACGGGCACCGCGCTCGCAAACGTACGTGGCTGTACTACGTGGGCGAGACCGAGCCGCCGCCGCTCGACTGGAGCGAGCCGGAGCACACCGCGAGCGTGACGAAGTGGTACACGTCGGCCGACTGCGTAGCGCACATGGGCAAACGGGAGGCGAAGGCCACCCCCACAGCTTTCCGCGACCTCCTCATCGACCTGGCGCGGACCGCTACCCCGGCAGCCCCCGCGCCCTGACCACCGGCCACTGGCTCTCCAGCACCGCCAGCAGCAGATCCGACTCGGGCCTCGAGCCCCACCGCTGCTCGGCGTCGCACGTCGCCAGGACTGGCTCTGCCAGCGCGTGTAGCCGCTCCCGGTGCTTAGGCCTGTCCTCGGCCATGGCGTAGACCTCGGACGCCCAGAAGCGCCCCAGCACGCCCAGGGCGTCGTTCTGGCCTCCACCTCCCCGTCCGATGCGGACCGGGCCCTTGGTCGCCACGTCCTCGAACGTGCCGTTGCCGTGCGGCAGGGTGAACATCGCCGAGCCCTGGTCGAGCGCGACGGTCGTGGCGAGTTCGCCGATGAAGGCCGCGCAGAGGTCGGAAAGCGCGTCGAGGCGGCCAAGGTTCAGCCACTCAACCTTTGGCTTGAGCAGCGACCGCTTGACCGACCGCACCCCGTGCCCCAGCTGCGCCACCATCCAGCAGCAGTCCGAGTCGCCCCACGACTTCCGCACGTCCTCCGGGTAGTCGTCCGGGTTCATGCCCAGCTTCACCAGCAGCTCGTCGATCTGCGCCAGGTTGAGGTGGTAGCTGCTGTTGCCTTCCCAGTCGGGCGACGGCATACCGCCGTGCTCGCGCGCCTGCTGGTACGCCAGGACCGTCTCTACGTCGCCGGCCAGCGTCTCCAGGTCCACGCCCGGAGCGAACGACAGCAGCGCCGCAGTCCGCAGCAGGCGGCCCAGCGCGCGGCTCGACATGAAGTCGTGCGCCACCACCAGCCGCACCCAGACCTGCCAGGTGCCCCACGCTGCCTCGGCCAGATGCACCGAGCCCGTCATCACGGCCAGCCCGATGGCAAGCTCGAGTTCGCCGTGGGTCGGGTGGCTCGGCGTCGCGCCGATCTTGCCGGGGACTCCGGGCGGGATCTTGCCATTGTAGAGCGAGTCACCTGTGTCGCCCTTCTCCCAGCCGCCGCCCGACGACCGATACCCCCGGTGCATCAGGTACTCGGTCTCGCGACCCAGCAACGGGCGCCCGCCAGCACGCCAGAACACAGCCCGGCCGGCGCGTCGCTGCGCCTCCTGGTGCGCGGCCATCTGCTGCGGGAGGCTCATCCGTCCGGTCAGGCACATCGCGAGCACCTGTGGGCACCCGTACGCGCTGACCCACTGAGAGCCGGTCGAGTCCGGGTCGTCGTCGAGCGCAGCCGTCTGGCTCGTGACCTCATCGAGATCGCCCAGGCCCCAGCGGCCATCGAGCGCATCCATGGTCATCCCGTCGAGCACGAAGTCGGCGAAGTCGGCCCACTCCTCGCGCGGCAGCAGGCCCCACCAGTCAGCGCCTACCCGCGCGTACGCACGGCAGCCCATCGCTGCGCGCATGTGCAGCGGGGCCGACCCGCGATCCTCCGGCGTCGAGCCCCACTCCAGCGTGCCGTGGACCTGCACCTCGACAGGCGGCTCGCCCTGGCCCTTGTCGTGGTACGCGGCGATGGCGTCGAGGTCGGTGTAGTCCAGATACACCTCGGGTCCGTGCCGCACTAGCACCGCGCCGGGACCGAGGATCTCCAGCAGGAGCACGTCGTGCTCGCGGAGTTCGACTCGGGCGAGGTCCAGGGCCGGGATGCTGACGACGACGGCGGTGGTCATGGGCTCAGTCCTGCGGCAGCGGCGGGTTCTGCGGGCACGACGGGTCCTGGGGGAACTCGGCGTACAGCGCGTTGCGCGTTGCCCGCACACGCGCGGCGAAGTCTGGCAGCGACTCGCCCTGCTGCTGTGTCACAACAACCGGACCCATGATCTGGCACACGCCGTTCTCGTCCTTCCAGCCCCAGGAGGGGATCGTAACACTGGCCATGTCTGGCTCCTCAACAGTGATGCCCGCTGGCGTGCTGCGACGTAGCAGCTCCGTGCTCAGGGCATCGGAATGAGCGGTCTGGATCCATGCGACAACCCAGAGCGAGATCAGAGCGAGCGTGGCGACTAGCCACGCCTTACGCATTGTCCAGCACGGGTTAGGGCACGGGGATTCAATCTGGAAGCTCCGGGAGTACGACGCCCACTTCGTGGTTCACGGCGCGCGCCATGTCCAGCCAGTTGCGGAACATCGTCCGCGTTAGCCGGTCGCTTGTGCGTGACTCAATCTGATCAAAGCCCTCGCGCATCTCCTCGCGCAAGTCACGCACGGCGTCCGCGTTCTGCTCGCTCGCGCGGCGGTTGAGTTCGATGGCGTGCATGACGTTCGCCTCGGCTCGCACCGCCCACAGCAGCGGCGCGCACAGCGCAATCGCCACGCCTATTGTCATACCCGTGCCCTTGCTGATCACGAGCACGCCGCTCTCTGGCTTGTCGCCTGCGTCGCTCACGCACCCGCCTCCGGCCGCAGCACGTCACGCCGCCGCGTGTGGTTCCGCCAGGCGTGCAGGGCGGCCAGCGCGAGCCCCAGCACACCACCGCCCTCGGGCAGCGTCAGCGCCGCGTCAGCCGCGGCCTGCGCCGCCTCAAGCCCATCCGCTGCATCGCCCACGTCATCGGCCAGCGCACGGATCTCGCCCTCGAGCCCACGCACCCGCTCATCCGAAGGCAGCGCGCAACCAGCAGCCGACAAGATCAGCGCCATGATCGCCACGAACATCAACACTCGCGCCGTCCATTGAACCTTCGTCATCGTGCGACCTCCGAGTACCAGTTGCTGCCGTTGCACGTCAGGCGAATGACGCTGTTGCTGCCGCCTGTCCAGTTCGCACCAGCACCAGTCGCACCCGACAACCTCAGGTTACCACCACCCGTGTTGTGGTTCAGCGTCAGGTTGCCACCGCTGGACGTGTAGATCACCACCACAGTACCTGCCGACATGGCGGTGATTGAATCAACGCTCATCGCCCCCGCGCTCGCGTCGATGAGGATGTTCCCGAGCACGGCAGCTTCGATTGGGAACGTCAGTGTCTGGTTGGCCGACGCAGCAGGCGCAAGCGAAGGCTTGTAGGTCGTCGATCCACGGAAAACCGAACCATGCGGAGCAACGACCTGGGCCAACGCTGCGATGTTGATGTCGGTCTCGTAGCCAGACTCGTTCGCATTGAGCGAGCAGCCTATGAGCTGGAGCAACGTCACGCTCGCACCCACCGCCAACTCGTAGCCGCCCTCGGTGCTGTTCGTATCGCCGTTCTGGCTCGACACGCCGATCAGCTTGATCTCTGTCGAGGAGTCCTCGATGGAGATGCCGTCGTGCGTTGTGCCACCAGCCCCGCCACCGTTACTGAATAGGTGCCCGTCGGAGATCGTCACGATGCGCGTCTGCGTGGCCCCGCCCGCTGCGTCGGTCCCGGCGCGCAGCCTGATGGCCGTGCCGGGCACGCCGTTGATCTCGAAGTCGTCGATGACGCACCGGCCCCAGCCGCGCGCGTCAATGCCGACTTGTTCGACCGCGATGGTCGTGGCGGACTGGATGCGCAGCCCAGAGATCGTGACTCCCAGGACTTCGGCGTTGTCCTCGGTCGCGATGCCCGCCACGCCGTCGGTCGCGCCGTTGTTACGAAGACTCCACGCCGCGCCTTGGACGTTCACCAGCCCACGGCCTGCCGTAGTGCTGTTCGTGTTGCGGAAGCCAACGCCGGCCTTACCGTTGGCGTTGCAGATCAGCCCCGCAATCGCGAACCTCTCCGCGCCGTCCAGAGCGAGGCCATACCCGGTGTTGTCCGCACTGCGCAGGCTCGTCGCCACACACTGCGTAGTCTCGATCAACGGAGTGGTCGTGTAGTTGAAGGCTTCGAAGACGATCCCGTCGCCGCCATTGCCCCACGACCGGATCACGTCTGGCTGCGTGTTCTTCTCCCCACGCATGTGGAAGCCGTGCCCGTCGTTGCTGTTCGTGACGATGTGGTGATAGAAGTTCCGCACAGCGTTCGTGTTGACGGTCGCCTCGCTCGTGTCCGAGAAGAACCCCTGCCCGTCGCAGTTGTAGGCGCCTATGTGGTGGACCTTGCACACCTTCGGGTTCCACAGCTTGAGGCCGACGGTCGACGCCGAGTTGTTCGCCTTGTTCCCGTCGATCAGCAGTTCCTTGACGGTGACGTTGAGCACGTCCGTCTCGCTGCCGTCCGTTGCTCCGATGTGGACGACAGCGGCGAGGTTCGCGCCGGCCAGCTGTTTGATGACCGTCAGGTCGCCGTCGCCCGTGATCGTCATGCCGTCGAGGGCGAACACCGGCATCGTTCCCACGCCGTACGTGCCGCCCGGGAAGTGGAGCACGCTGCCACCAGCGGCGACCAGCGCGGCATAGGCATCCATGATCGCCGTGTAGTCGTCCGTCGTGCCGTCACCCGTCGCGCCCCACGCAGTCACGTCGAAGACGCCCTCCTGCAGCGCCTTGTCCACGTCGCTCCACCACGACGCCGCGTGCTTGCGCAGGTACTCGGACAGCCCGCTAACGGGGCTGATCGCTTGAAGCCGTGCGTACAGTCCCATCAGTCGCTCTCCTTACGAATGCCCACCAGCGCGGTCGGCACTTGGCCGCTGAACACCTGGTCGATGCTGTCCGCGGCGTCATTGATGAAGCGCGCGGGGTAGTTGAACAGTGAGCCGCCGGCCATGTTGATCGACTTCCACAGGGCCTCGTCGATCTCGCCCTGGCCGATCTGCTCGAGCGCACGAATCGTGTTCGTCACGGACGACAGGCCCGCGGTGCCGGAGTAGCGCCAGCCCTGCGCGGGGCCGGACAACTCGCGGAGGATCGGCATGGTGTCGAGCACCGCGCCGACGGTCTTGCGCGCCATGACCTCGCCCGGTTCGTCGTCGTCGTCACCGCCGCCAGCCGCCACGATGGCCCCAGCCACCGCCGCCTCGAAGAAGTACAGCAGCGTCATGTCGGCAAGGAACGCTGGCCACGTACCCGGGTCCTTCCACGAAGTGCGCGACAGCGACAGCCGCGTCTGATTGAACTTGAGCGACGCTTCGGTGAAGTAGGTCGTCATCAGGCGCAGCGCAGGCGGCCCGGCTTCCCACCACGACAGGTCGTTGATCTGGCCGCCGCCCTGCGCGTCGCGGACAGCCTGGTCCGCCTCCGCGATGACCTGTGCCTCGTTCGCCGGGTCGCCACCCAGGCGCTCCATCGACTTCTCGTACTGCGCGAGCCACGTCAGCACGTCCACGCTGCCCTGGAACTTCGTCAGCATCCAGAAGGCGTAGAGGTTCATGCTCGTGCGGTAGCGCCCGGGCATCGACAGCCGCATCTCGTTGAGCTCGCGCTGATACGTGCCATTGGCGCGCTCAGCCATGAACGCCGACTTCGACCGCACCCACTCGGGCACCTTCCACGTCGACTCGGCGTCCAGGAACCAGCGGCGCATGCCCTTGGCCATGTACTTGCCGCCGACGCGCACAATGGTCTGCCGGAAGCCGAACAGCTGCATGACGGCCGACTTCATGCGGAAGCCAAGCGTCGCTGTGATCGCGGCGCGTCGCAGGTAGCCCAGCCCCTTCTCGGTCGCGTTCGTCGCGGACCCGCTGTCCGCCGCGACCGTGCGCAGCCAGTCGTTCAGCTGGGACATGACCGTCTTGCCCCAGGTGTCCTGCACCGCGCTATGCACGGCCTCGCTGCCGAGCAGCGCCTGAACGTCCAACACCGCCTCGCGCAGCGTGAGCATGTGCGTGATGTCGATGACGTGCTTCGTGATGACGCCCTGGTCAAGCCGGATGCGCCCGTGCACCTTGGCTTTGCGCTCCTGCAGGAAGCCCATGTCGATCATCGACGACGCCGCGGCGCCTGACTTCACAGACGCCCACAGGTCGCGCATCTGCTCGCGGTACGGGCGGCTATCCGCGTACGCGATGGGCATGTACCCGCCGGGCAGTTCGGCCACATCGCCGTCCACCAAGCGCAGCTCGAACGGCGTGTGCTCCACAGCCTTTGGTGTCTGGCCGCTGATCCGCTCGTGCATCCGCACGGCCCGCTTGAAGTACCCGTCGTACAGTTTCCAGAGGTCGCGCACCCACGCCACGTCGGCAGACGTGTACGACGCCATGATGAGCCGCATCTGGTCCGGCGTCAGGATCTGCGCCAGTCGCTGCCGGCCCTCGGCGTTGCCCAGGTGCGCGAGGATCGACAGGCGGTCCTGATGCGACAACCCAACGCCGCCGAAGTCCTCGCGCGTGTCCATCCGCTTGCGCTCGGCCTTCGTGTAGTGCGTGTCGTACATCGCTTGCACGGCCTCGATGGCCTTGCGCTGATCGACGGCCTTCGCGTCCACAGCCTCGTTGATGCGCCGGACGATGTACTGCCAGAACGGGCCGCCGTCCTTGTCTCCGTCCATCATGCGGGCGAAGTAGCTGATCTTCGTGCCTTCGGCGAAGAACGCCTCCAGGTACTCCAGCGCCCGCTCGGTCTTCGTCGGCGCACCCGGCTCGCGCTTGCGCTCATCGCGGTTGGCCCGCACGGACGCCGCGATCTCTTGCGCCTCGGCCGCACGGCTCGCCTTGCGCGTGCCCGTGAGTGCTGCGTCTGCGTCCCGCGCAACCTTGTACATGCCGTCCACGAGGCTGCGGAGATCGTGCAGCTGGTCCGGCGTCAGGTCGCGCGTCTTCGCGCGTACGGCCTCGTTCACGACCCACGCGGGGGCGGCCAGCGGGTTGCCAGCCAGTTCGAGTTCGACCAGGAAGTCCTCGAGGCTCTTGGTCTTCTCGACGGGCTCGCCGTGCCTGGCGATGCCGAAGCGGTCAAGGACGTAGTCGATCTGGTCGCGGAAGCCGCGCCCGCCACCCTTGGTGACGCGCTCGCGGTACGTCTTCTTGCCGACCGTGCGCAAGCGTCGCTCGTCCTTGCCGGACTGTTCGGCGCGTCGCATCGCCTCGCGGTACAGTTCGTGGTTCATCCGCTCGCGACGCTTGGCCTTGGCGGCTTCCGCCCAGCGGTCAGCGCGGACGTGCGCTGCAGCACGGGCGCTCTCGCGCTTGGCGGCGGCCAGGAACGCGCTCGGCCGCAGGTCCGCCCGCCGCGTGTTACCGATCATCGCCTTGGCGCGCGCCTTCAACTCGGCGACGGTCTCGTGCATCCGGCCGAAGTCGCGGCGGGCCGCTTGATCGCGGCGCCGACCGGCCACGACCGCGCCAGCCTCAACGCCCGCCTGTGTCGCTCGCCGAAGCAGGATCTTGTGCTCACGCTCCAGCAGCTTCGCACGCTTCTCGTTCGCGACCGCCTTACGGGCCAGCACGCGGATGCTGCGCGTGTCCAGCAGTTCGGGGTGCTCCTTGCGGAGAATCGCCCGCGCCGCACGCTCCACACGCTCGTCGCGCGTCAGCACCGGCTCTACCGCCTTGACGAAGGCATCGCCCGAGTCGAACCCGAACTGCTCGGCCATGTCCTGCATCGTCAGCCCGTCGTCACCCAGCAGGCCCAACTTGCCAAGGATAGCGTGCTGCCCCTCATCGCCCACGGAAGCCGGGTCGATCTTGGGCGCGTCGTCTTCGGTCAGCAACTCGACGGCGACAGCCCCAGGGCTCTCGTCGAACGCCCGGCTGGCGCGACGCACCAGCGCCTCCATGACCTTGCCGCGCTCGGCCTTGCGCTGCGCCGCGAGGCTCTTGAACTCCTGGTGCGCGAGGTCGGCTTCGGCCTCGTCGCGCGCCTCGCGGGCCATGCTCATGTACTCGGCGCGCTCGTCGTCGGGCACGGCCTCGGCGGGCAGACTCGGCGCACCCACGTCGTACTGCGCCTCGGCGATCTGGTCGTCAGTCGCAAGGATGCGGTCCATGACGCCGCGCACGTCGTCCGACAACTCGACGTTGAGCCCGCGCAGATCCCGGTACAGCCGCACCATCCAGTCCTTGAACGCGGCGAAGATCCGGCGCAGCGCCTGGCTGGGCGCCTTGCCCTCGCGGATGTACGCTTCGAAGCCGCGCGCGAACTTCTCGTGCTGCTCGGTCTCTAGAGCATCGCGCGACTCCACGCCCATCCACTTGAGCGCCGCCGCGTAGTCGTCGCGGATCTGCGCTGGCGCGTCGTCGGCCGTGGCGAGGTCGCCAAGGATCTCCAGGAAGACGTGGCCCATCTCGTGGAACCAAGTAGCCCGGTTTGCCCGCGAGTAGAACTGCACGTCGAACGGTCGCTGCTCGCCAGGCGGGCCGAACTCGACCGCGCCGCGCTTGCCCGGGGCGTGCAGGATGCTCCGGTCGCCCGGGTCGAACGCCCCGCTGTTGCCGATGGCGGACTTGATCTGGGTGGGGTCGGTGACGGACCAGACGCGCTCGCCAATAAACTTAGTGTGCGGCATGGCCTTGTCGCGCTCAGAAGCCGGCGCCTTCCAGTCGTGTCGGCCGACGGTCACATCCTGTGGCTCTCCAAACGGAACTGTGGCAGCCCAGACGCGAGCGTCGGATCCAGCCGGTGCGCCCTCCTCGGTGTCGAGCCCGAGCACCTGCATGTCGGCAGGGTCGGTCGCACGCAGGTACACCGGGAAGATCCTCGGCGCGCGGTTGTCGCGGAGGTCGTGAGCGAACTCCTCGGCCACGCCGAGGTCTTCGGCGAAGAAGATGCCCGCGCCTTGAACAGAGCGCCCGCTGCGGAACTCCTCGTAAGTCCTCGGCGTGGATGTCCCGTGATAAACCACCAACGGCCGCCCATCCCCGTCCACCACCTTGCTGTCGCCGAACCACCGCCAGAACGCGCGCACGCCCTCCTCGGTAGGGTGGATCTGCTGGCCCTCGCTGTTCAGCGTCGGACGCTCCACACCGTCCACCTCGAGCGTCGCCGGCAGCGCCTCGGTCTGGAACAGGATGCTCGCGCTGCCCGTGTCGAACGCCCCGCTGTTGCCGATGGCCTTTACTTGGGCGTTCGGGTCCAAGACGCCGAGTGATTCGATGTCCTCCAGCGTGTCCGGCCTTCCATCCAAACCGCGGGCTGCGTCGAAGCCCTCGGCGCGCAGCGCATCGGCGAGGTCCGGCTGCTGTTCCAGGTACGCGGTGGCGTAGTCCTCGCCGAACGGCAGATCGAGGCCCGCACTCTCCGCGATACGGCGCACATCCGCCTCAGTGGCGACACGCGAAGCGCGCACGTAGGCCGCGAGCACCAGGGATTCGTCGTAGGGCGCGAGCTCGTCGGCGTAGCCGAGTGCGCCGTCTCGGTCGAAGGCGAAGTAGGCGACCGGCGTGCGCAGCGTGTCGGGCGGTGAGTCCGGGAGGCGGCCTCGGTACACCACCAACGGCCGCCCGTCATCGTCCACGATCTCCGAGTCACCGAACCACCGCCAGAAGTTCCGCACCCCCTCCTCGGTCGAGTGGATCGGGTTCCCTTCGCTGTTCAGCGTCGGACGCTCCACCCCGTCCACCGTGATCGTGTCGGACTTCACCGGCACGCCGTCGACAGCCGTGATGCTCACGAGCCGGTCGTCGAAGATCACGTAGTTGGATGACTGATCGGTGTCCGCCTTGAGCGCCTTGACCGCATCGCGCAACGTGTCGGACGCATCGAAGTTGTCGATGTCGGAGCCAAGCGCCGCGCTGATGGCCTGCGCCACTGAGTTGAACCCGAGCCAGTCGTCGCCCTCCAGGGCAGCCAGTACGGATTCTTGCGACGCGGTGAACGTGCCCGGGTCGGCGTCGACCATGTCGTCCGGGGTTGCGTCTTCGGGTAGCGCCTCCAGGAACGCTTGCTTGATGTCGCGCAGCGGGCGGTTGCGACTCTGCCCGTCGAGGTACTTTATCCCCGGGATGCCGGCCGCCGCGAGGGCCTTGCTGGAGACTTCCTCCGCGGTCAAGAAGTCATCGCCCCAGACCCCGGCGAACTCCTGCCATTGGGTTGAAGGCAGGTCGGCGCGGTCACCGTCGCGGTGTTCGGCCAGCTCAGCTCGCACTCGATCCACAAGACGGCCGTAGAGCTTGCTTCCAGACTCGCCGGGCAGCAGCAGCGTGGAGTCAACCGCCAGCAGTTTGCCGACGGCATCGCGCACCTTCGCGGATTGGTCCAGAAGCGGCTTGTCCCAGTCCAGGTACTCGTCCTGCTCCGGGGCCAGGTCCACCTCGTAGAGCGCGCCGGGGTCGCCCACGCGCGCCTTCGGATCGTTGGCGATCTCTTCGGCAAGTTGGGCCTGCTCGCGCCATGACTGCTCTTGATCGCGACCCACGCGCCGCACGTTTTCGGCGGACTGCTCGTCGCCTCCAGCGGCCAGTACTTCCGCAACCCGGCGCTCTTCGGACCCGCGGCGGGCGTCGGCCATCTCAAGCAGCCCGGCTGCGATCTTCGCGGCTGCTACTTGCGCGCTCTCATCGTACTGCCGAGCACGCTGCGCGATCTCGCGACCGACGCTGTAACGCTGATGGAACAGGCGGTCTGCGCCGCCGTCGGGGATGTTGGGGCTGCCCCATTGCTGGCCGTTTCCGAGCAACACGACCGAATCGTCCTGCCCGCTCAACGCCCGCTTGTAGTACTCCGCAATCCCCCTGCTTTCCGCGAAGTACAGCCCCCACCCGTACGCCTGCGCCCCCTCGCCCGTGCCAATCGCGTGCAGCGAGAACTCGTCGAAGCGGTGCGGCGTCCCGTGGTACGCCGGGTGGAACAGCGTCGTCAGCCCACGGTCAATCGC